CGGTGCCGCCTCCCCGGCTGCGGCTGGCCTTGTGCGTGTGAACCTGCACACCGACCAGCTCTAATCAATTCCGGACGGAGCAAGCGACAACGACAGCCTGCGGCTAATCCCCGCGGGCTGTGTCGCTTTATGGCAAATGGAAAAACGAACCTGCTCCAACTGCGGCACAGAGAAACCGCTGGACAAGGAGCACTTTCGTTTAAAGGACACAGGCTTTAGCGCAGCCTGCCGTCTGTGCATTCGCGCCCAGAAGGCACAGCAGACAGAGAGACGGCAGCAGAAGCGATCTGTGGGCCTGCAGAAGATCGAAGAGCTGGGGGTAGATGCCTACCTGCAGGCAGCTGCCAACGGCGGGTCCAACATCCCGCACTCTGCAGAAGTCATCGAACGGGTGATGCAATATTTCGGTGGGGTGGCTGGATTCTCAGCTGTCCTCGTCAAGCAATATTGGGACAGCCCCGCGGGCGGATCTGCACGCAACAGGCTCTTGGAGACGATGTGCAGACTGATCTCGAAGAACGTCGAACAGGGCGGGGCTAAGAAACCACTGGCCCTGTGGACGGACGATGAGCTGGAGAGGGAACTGAACGAACGATTCAAGCTGGCAATTCAATCTTTCTCAGGAACGACCATTCATGTCGAAGCCAAAGAAGTCCCGGCAATCGAGGAAGCGGCACCCGCAGGTGTCAGCTCCGGCGATTCCAGCTGCGCCTGACCTGACGCAGTTTGAGCGGGAGAGCATCAAGGAGATTCAGTCGGAGCTTCGGGAGAGGAAGCTTGAGGCGCTGCGCCTGTACCGACCGAACCCAAACCAAGAGAAGATCCACGCCTGCCCAGCCAGCGAAGTCCTAGTCATCGGCGGCAACCGATCCGGCAAGAGTCTTTGCACCTTCATCGAAGACGCGCGAGCTGTGACTGGGCAAGACCCCTATGGAAAATACCCCAAGGAGAATGGTGTCCTTGTCATTGTCGGGAAGGACTGGAAACACATCGGTCTTACAGTCTACCCCCTCATGTTTCTTCAAGGGGCGTTTCGCATCATCAAGGATCTCACGACCGGAGAGTACCGCGCCTACAACCCAGAGACGGATGAGGCACGCCGCGCTGAGTCGAGGCCCGCGCCGCCTCTGATCCCCCCGCGGTTCATTAAGAAGCGCAGCTGGGTTCTCAAGAGTGCGCACTACATCCAGAGCTGCACGCTTGTGAACGGATGGGAGATCCACTTCTTCAGTAGCGAAGGAGACCCGCCCCAAGGCTTCCAAGCAGATCGCGTTCACATTGACGAAGACATCAATAATGAATCTTGGGTTCCGGAGCTTCTCGCTCGCATCGTTGATCGTCGCGGAAAGTTTTGCTGGAGTGCTATGCCACACAGCACCAACAACGCTCTGCTTGGAATGAAGGAGCGGGCGGATGCAAGCGAAGATGCCTTAGGTGAAGAGTCGAGCATCCGCCAGTTCAAGCTCAGGTTTTTGGACAACCCATACCTGGATCAAAAAGAGAAGAAGAAGTCTCTCGAGCGATGGGCAGCTGTCGGAGAGGACGTCCTGCGGATGAGAGCCGAAGGTGACTTCATCACCGACTCCATTCTCGTCTACCCATCCTTTGATATGCGGATCCATGGGATGGATCGCTCAGAGCTTCCAGACGGGCAGATACCGTATGAGTGGTGTCGATACGCCGTCGTGGATCCAGGCCATGCCGTGACCTCAGTGCTGTTTGCAGCTGTCCCGCCAACCGAAGACTTTGTGCTGGTATACGACCAGCTGTACCTCAGGCAGTGCAACGCCACCATCTTCGGAGAGCGGTTCGCATCGAAGGTGCGGGGGTGGAATTTCCACGCCTTCATTATCGATGCCCACGGCGGCAGGTTGCGAGACATCGGCAGCGGTCGGCTTCCTGTGGAGCAGTACACAGAGCAGCTCATGAATCACGGCATCCGGTCGGCTGTGACTGGCTCGTCGTTCCTTGCTGGCTGCGATGACATCTTGGCAAGGACGGAGGCGACCCGCGTATCTATGCACATCCGGCCTGCGGGGACGCCGTTCCTGCGGGTGCTTCGCAGTTCGTGCCCAGACCTGGAGCGCGAGCTAAAGAGATATAGAAAGCTCGTCAACTACGTTTCCGGAACCGCGGTGGTGACAGACAGGCCGAACACGAAGGGCGAGGTTCACGCCTGTCAATGTCTTGAGTACCTGTGCGCGTATCGCCCAAGCTATCACGCCCCTCCTGCGCAGAACCTTACCCCTGACCCATGGTGGGTGAAGTGGCGCGCTGATCGGCAAAAGCGACTGGGAGAGGGTGACGGGGCATTTGTATATTTGGGTGCCCAAGGAGTGCGCGATGACAACAACTAACTTTGTGATGCCAAGGCCGATGCTGGGGGATACGGTGCTGTTCAGCACTGATATGAGGAACTTCAGCGGTCCAACGGTCGGCTGGGTAACAGCGGTGGGGCAGACCACCATAACCATTCTGACGTTCACGCCAGGCGGGTTCGTTCAGCGCACCAGTGTCCACCACCGCGAAGACCCCGACCTCGAGGGTGATCATGGCTGGCAGTCTTTGGGGTGCTGGGACTTCGCTTCATGCACGAAAGCCATCCGCGAATTGACGATGCCCGCCACCCCAGACGAGGCAAGCCGTGGCCGAGAAACTGCCCGCAAGTAGTCCGCTACGACAGCTGGTCAATGTCTGGGTTAAGAAACTCAAGGCAGCGGCGGAATATAAGAAACCCTTCAACGAAGACGCCAAAGAGGCGAGCCTCTTCTTTGACGGGGATACGAATTGGATGTGGAAGGATTCGTATGCCCGCGGCGAGCGCGGCTACAACTCTTCCATCGCGCCGCCATCGTTTCGGATGCAGCTCAACAAAGTGTTCGAGCTGGTCGAGATCTTCGGCTCTGTGATCTACCACCGGAACCCCGTCCGCACCGTTACGGTGATGGAGTATCCGGAGCTGCCGGTTGAGCACATGGGGCTCAATGAGCCTGCGGGTCTCAACGGGATGCAGTCGCCAGAGCAGCAGCAGCTGTCGGCGTTTCTTGCTCAGCAGGAGGGCGAGAAAAAGAAGCGTGCGTTCATCGCCAACTTCATGCAGGCGTATCTGAACTGGACGCCTCAGGAGCTGGATCTGAAGCGTCAGGCGCGGAAGGTCGTAGACGAAGCGCTCATCAAGGGGATGGGTGTCTTCTGGACGGAGCTTGTGGGGGTCGAGACCTCGAGCAACGGATCGACGCCGCCGATGAAAATGGTCGGTAGTTTCTTTGACACCGTAGACAATCTGCTCATCGATCCAGACTACGACAACATGGACGATATGTTGTGGTGCGCAAAGAAGTGTACGCGCCCGCTGGCAGAGGTTGCGGCCACCTACGGCATCCCGCCGGAAGACCTCAAGAAGCATCTCGACAAAACGGAAGGGAAGCTGAGCAAGGAGCCTCGCAAGCGGAAAATCGAGAACACGAACCAGTTGGTCACCTTCTACAAAGTCTGGTCGAAGACAGGGGCTGGCGACAGGTTCAAGGACGCACCGAAGGAAAGCGTCGGTGTGTTCGATGGCCTTGGTCGGTTCGTGTATCTGGTCATTTGCGAAGGGGTGGATTACCCGCTGAACATCCCGCCCGAAGTCATGGGCGAGCCTGTAGACGAGCAGCTGGGGATCCCACAGTCACTGATTGCGCGAGCTGCGTGGCCGATACCGTTTTACGCGGATCCGCAGGGCTGGCCGTTCACCCCGCTCTCTTTTCATCGCAAACCTGGCTACGCGTATCCGATTAGTCATATCCGTCCTGCTATCGGTGAGCTGAGGCTGTTGAACTGGTGTTTTTCATTCTTGGCTACTCGCATCGCGACGAGCTGCGAGACCATGGTGGCTGTAAGTAAGGCCGCTGATCAAGACATCAAGGATCAGATCCTTGCCCCCTCTGAGGGGGGGTTCAAGATAGTGGAGCTGTCGGAGCTGCTAGGCCGACGCATTGAAGATGTGATGTCTGTGTTCCAGTTCCCCCAGGTCACGAAGGACTTGTGGGACATCATCAGCTCGATCATGGATCAGTTTGCGCAGCGCACTGGTCTTACAGAGCTGGCGTATGGCTGGACGCGGGCATCCTTCAGATCAGCTGCAGAGGCCTCGATCAAGCAAGAAAACATTTCGGTCAGGCCAGACGCGATGGCGAACGAACTCGAGGACTGCATGAGTCTCCTCGCCCGTCGCGAGGCGCTTGCGGCCAGGTGGTTGCTGCAACCCCAAGACCTTGCACCTGTCATCGGCCCGATGGGCGCTGCGTTCTGGCAGCAGAACATCATGCCGATGGACATCATGGATCTGACGCGCGACTTCCTGTATCGCGTCGAAGCCGGGTCGGCCAGGAAACCTAACAAAGCGACCAGGGTTGAGCAGATGCAGATGTCTGTTCAGACGCTTGGTCCGATCCTGTCGCAACTGGTGGCAGCTGGTGTTACTGAGCCGTTCAACGCGTTGATGAAGGATTGGGCTGCGAGTCTGGACATTGACGCTTCTCCGTACCTTATCCCGCCACCCCCTCCTCCTGCGCCTCCACCGGCTCCTCCCTCCGGTGATGTTGGCGCGAGGGGGGCTGGCGGGCCTCCGCTGGCTCTCCCGTCGCCGCCTGACGAGCTGAACCCCCGGAATGGATAAGCGGCTCCGAAAGCGTCAGTCAAACCTGTGGGGCAGGTATGGCCTGACCTTGGATGCCTATCGACGCCTGGAGTCCAAGAACAATGGTAGATGCGAGATCTGCAACCAAAAGAAACAGCTGTGCGTAGACCATTGCCACCAGACGAGCGCGATACGCGGGCTGTTGTGCAAGTCCTGCAACTCAGCCATTTCCCTTCTAGGAGACAGTGCTGAAGGCCTCTACCGGGGCTATCGGTACTTAGAGCAGCATGAGCGACATTCCCGAAGAAATCCGCAGAGCGGGCCGCGGCGCGGTGGATATGTACGCGCGGTTGCTGTCAGAAGGCTACGGCCACAGGTGGGCAGAGATGTGCGCACTGCAGCAACCACCGGGGACGGCAGGGTGCGACCGGACCTACATGGAGGGTCGCTACAACAACCAGCAGCTGGACGAGATGCCCCGCGACCATGCAAGGTTGATCGCGCACCAGGCGCGAAAGGCCGGAATCAGCATCTCCGGTAAGTACTACGCAGCAAGCCTCGCGGACAAGCGCGGCCCCGCGGATCCGGGTGCGTGGGTGGACTCGACCGCTGATGTGAAGCGGGTTGCCCAGCTGCGGAACTACTCCGTCGAGGGTGCAGTGAAGCACCGCGGCATTCAAGAGGCTCCGCGCCGCAAGGCACTCAGCGAGCGGCTTGTGAAGGAGATGATGACGCGAGAGCGGGCGAGCAACCCCAAGCTCAAGGATCCTGAGCTGCGAGAGCATGTGGTTGCCAAGTATGCCTACAAGGGGGGCAAGCAATGAACACTGCACAAGACGTTGTGGATTATCTGTTGACGTCCGTAGGTGGCGGCGCGCAGGACGGCGAGCACAAGGCCGTTCGCCAAGCAGTGGTACATGGCACGCGAGAAGTCATGCAGTGTCGCAACTGGCTGTGGCACACTCGCACAGGAGCGTTCACAACCTCCCCGCTGTCCACTACGGCATCGATCCAGCAGGGCAGCAAAGCCGTTGTGGTTGCAGATCCGACAGGATTCGTCCCCGGTCGAATCGTGGACTTCAGCGCGAAGTTCTTTGCGACTCCCGTAAAGGTGATGGCTGTCTCTGGGAATGTAGTTGATGTGGACGTCCCCGCCCTCATGACTGCAACGGGCGTGACAGCGCAGCCGCAGACCTACTACGACCTGCCGCCAGACGTCAAAGACATCGACGCGCTCACGACCAATACCGTTGGAACTCTGCACTGCTACATCACTCCCATCGAGTGGCAGCGCCTCGAGATCAACACCCGCGGTGCTGGCGAGCCTTACTACTACACAATCATGCGGTCAGACTTGCACCCGGATCGGTTCCAGATCCGGTTTGTAGGAGTGCAGACACCCGCAACGGTGGTCAACTACACCTATCGCTATATCCCTAAGCCGATCAAGTACATGGGGTTTGAGAGGATCTGCCGCCAAGGGACGGTGCAGCTGTCGCTGGTAGATAACGTCCCGACCGTCACCGGAACCGGCACCGCATTCCCGCAGGACGTCTTAGGTTCTGTCATTCGATTTGGAACCACATCGGAGGAAGCGGACACCATTGGCTCGCTGTCTCCGTATCTTGCGGAGCGCACCATTCGGTCGTGGAACTCCCAGACGTCGCTCACTGTCAGTGGTGCTACGGACAACACCGGAGCCGTGAACCAGAACGTACCGGCATCGAGCGGATACGACGGGGGTGTGGTTGGTGTGGCAGTGTCCCCGCCGCCGCCGCCGACGTCCCCCAGCAACCTGTACTCGAGCGACCAGCTCGAGCTGCCCGCCAAGACCAAGTACTCGCTCACCGACGTCATCGACTGCTCGCCGCAGATGTTCACGGCCATCCTGTCGGCTGCGGATATGTGGTACGCGCGGCTTGCCGGTAAGCCGCTGGAGAGTTCCATGCAGCTGTTTCAGCGCGACCTGCGCCTCGCCATGGAGAACGACGTCGTGGCCCCGATGTCTGGGTCTGCAAAGAACAACAGGTGGCCGACGCCGCGGTCGATGGGCTGGCACTCAGACCTGAGGGCCGACGTCGAATGAAAATCACTCAGTGGCTGGGATTTAACGAACAGTCCTCTCAGTACCTGCTTCGCAGCGGCGAGCTTCGCGCGCTGGTCAACCTGCAGCCGCGCCGGTTGGGGATGCTCATCACTCGCCCCGGCCTGTCGAAGCTGTACGGGAAATACGACGATGAGTCGATCATAGGCATCTATCGGAGGGATGCTGTCTTCGGGAACCCAGGCGACTACCTTTGGTTCCAGAAGGCTCTTGTGCCGCGGCAGCTCACGGCCCAGCAGATCGCGGAACAGCTGGACCCATTCGAGTATGTGTGGATCGTCCGTCGTATCGAGGGCTATCAATCGCGCGTTATCGACCAGATCCCGATTAGCCCGCTAGGCACAACGTCGGTCAAGAACTTCTGTGTGGCGGAAGACCGTCATGGGCGGATGTTTATTTTCTACGGGCACGGCGCTTCGCCCAAGATTTATCGTCCATCGGATCTGGCGAACACGGCCCTCGACATGGGCATGGCGGCACCGACGATTGCCCCAATCATCACGCCAAGCGGGAGCGGCTACTTCCTCGACAGCGTCCAGGTGATCTCTGGTGGAGGTGCGTACTATGCGCCACCGACGATTTCGCTGGACGGCGGCGAGCCAGAGCGGCCCGCCACGCTGCGTGGAATCGTGCAGCAGGGGAATCTCGTCGGAGTCGAGATCGTTGATGGGGGTGCGAACTACAAGTCATTCCCGAAGCTGACGGTTGCAGCTGACAAGGTCGGGTCTGGGTTTCGTGCGGTCGGCAACTACACGGCGGCACCAGCTGTCACTGGGTTTGTGGACACTACGCCTGGTGTCGTGACCGGCACAGCCCCGACGAGCACGCAGACCTTTGGCTCCACCAACGACATCACAGACAACAAGATCATGTACCTTGCCTCGCCCATCACGGCGACAACCAAGGTGACAGCTCAGGCAGCTGCGGTGATGACTGTCGAGTCGCTGGCCGGCATCTCCGTTGGCGATGTAGTGCGGGTGTCTCCACCGCAAGGCTCTCCGTTCTCGTCTGCCACATCCACAGTCACCGTTCAGTCGATCAATCCATCCACAAAGCAGGTGACTCTTTCGCAGTCATGGACTCCGGTGCAGGCTGCATCGGTGTACACGGCGCAGTTCCGCAAGGCACCGGGCATCGGCTACGCCGACGCGACCTACGACACAACGACAAAGCGTTTCACTGCAAGCTTTCCGCTCCGCACAGTCACCGGCTCTGGGGCCGGGGCTGAGGCGACGTTGTCGTTCACGCCGGTAGCGTATTCGTTTGGCTTGGGTACGCCCGCGGTGGACGGGTACACGAATCCTATCGGAGGCCCAGAGCAGGCTAAGTTCGCCTTCAAGGACGTCGGGCGACAGAACTATCTGTATGACGAGTTCTGGGCGGGATCCGACTTTAACGTCGTGAACTCCAAGGAGAACTCTACCTACGCTGGCCTGCAAGCGTCTGGGAGTTCATACACCCTTGGGTTTTCCGGAACCTCATACGGTCGTAGGACGGATATCTATTGGCCTGACTACTCGAAGCTCAGCGTCTGGTCGTGCTCAGGGACTCTATCGTCGGACATTAGCCAATGGACCCGCAGTGACGCGCAGGTCTACACCGACGATGGCTACTACATTCTCGCCACACTTTATCCCGCAGCCAAGTCGCGTGTGGTGGTGAAGACTGGGCGCAGGTCATTCGCCACCACAACGACGAACTACACTACCGCCCCCGGCGTGGAGTATCCGGTCGTTCGTATCAATTTGCGAGCGTGCCCAGACTCTTGGCTGACCAGTGAGATTAACGGAGGCGCGTTCAGCCTGCCGTTTGACATCAAAGAGAGCAAGGCCAATCGGCTTGCATGGTGGCACCCAGGCAGCGGCACGGCGCGTCCGATTGTGGACTTGCAGGGATCCGCTACGGCACTCGACTGGAACACTGTGCAGGTCGTGAACCCCGGCAAGGGCTGGGAGAAGGGCACAGTCTTCGCCCTGCGGATCTACCAAGCGAATGCGTATGACCAGCGCAAGGACTTTAATACAGCAGTCCGCGAGCTGAATATCCCCGGAGCGCACGCGTTCTTCAGTGCCACCACACGCTACTCAGAGTTTGTGTTCCAGGCGACAGCTGCCGACACACTGACGCCTGACGGCCCGCCCAACGCGATTGACGGAACGCCTTATGTGGACGTCACCGGATCCGGATACGCTACCGGAGATCAAGCGGCCCTGACTCTGTTTCGCCGGGATGTGACGCAGCCTGTCTCTTCGGCCCTGACGTCCCAGACGATCACTTGGACTGCGGAGCAGATCGCAGCTGCACCAAGCGGGAATTCAATCTCATCCGTCCGGATCGTTAATGCAGGCCGCAACTACTTTGCGCCGCCAACGATTGAAGTGCGTGGCGGCGGGCAGGGGTATGGGCTGGCGGTCGTGCCGACGCTGACCAACGGGAAGATCACATCCGTCACGATCACTGACCCTGGCAAAAACTACACAGAAAGCCCAGAGCTGTACACCGCATCCGCCGCGGCTGTGGCCGTGCCTTCGATGCGTCCGACGATGGTCGGCAGGTATCGGTGTGCCTACCGATTCGCTGACAGGTCGGAGACTGTGGTCGGGAGATTTTCGACCACCGTTGGTGATGCCAATACGCTCCTGACTGTTGCGTCCTCGACCGGCATCAAGCCCGACATGGTTGTGGAGGGGACAGGAATCCCGCTCAATACCAAGGTTAAGTCCGTCAACGGCACGACGCTCGAGTTGTCCCAGCCGGTTAGCGGAGCAAGCAGCGGAACCGCGGTGTCGATTGTCGTGCGGGACATGAGCAAGCCAGTCGCGTACTCCGACTTCTCCCCTATCGTTGACATTGACGCGGGCCCAAACGACCAGCGAACGCACTGCAGCAAGATGGCATGGTCGATCCCCGGAATCACCCCTCCCGCAAGGGCAGACATGGTGGAGCTGTGGAGAACGTCTGCGGATCAGTCGCTTGTGTTCTATCGGGTTGATGTCTATGGGATCCCATCGTCTAACGGCGTGACGATTGTTGGAGATGACACTCTAACGGACGAGGAGCTGTTCGACCCCGGTCGCACGAACTATGCGGCGATGCCTGTCGTGCTGCCAAACGGCAGCGTGAATGCCTATCGATTCGGTGTTCCTCGAAACGACATGAGCGTCTGCGTGGCGTTCCAAGACAGGCTCTGGTACGGAGTCAGCACCAGCGGGAAGGACGCGAACACTCTCTTCTATTCTGTGTTTGATGAGTTCGAGAGCTTCCCTGACGTCCACGAACTGCCGATCCAGAACAACACAAAATCAACCGACACACTCACTGCGATGATTCCGTTTGGGTCGATGCTGCTCGCCATGCAGCACCGGCATTGCTATGCGGTCAACTACCAGACTGGGCCCGACGTTGATCCTGCAATCCAGCTGATCGCAAACCGCGGGTGCTTGCAGCAGCGATGCTGGGATGTCTACCAGAACGTCTTGTACGCCGCCGATGAGAGTGGCATCTATGCCATGGACCGCACTGGCGAAGTCGCTCCCATCAGCACGGCGATTCGAGAGTTCTTCGTCAGTGAGACCATTGACTTCTCCAAGCGAGAGTCGTTCTTCCTGCAGGTGGACCCGCGAACCGGGATCCTGCGGTTCTTCTGTACGCTCGCTTCTTCGTCCTGCGACACGCCAGATTTTGCGATGTGCGTGGACATTGCCAGCAAGGCCTGGTGGACGGAGCGGTGGCCGAACAGCATCACCAGCTCCTGCATTGGTCGCCCGTCTCGCACGCGAGTGAATACGCTGATCTTGGGCGGCGTGGACGGAAACCTCTACGAATGCACAGAAAGCAGCGATCACTGCAACCAGTCGGTGACTGACTGCTTTGTGGGACAGGGCGGAAGCGGATACACGCAGGCTCCAAAGATTACCTGCCCAAGCTCGAAGGGTGTCATTCTTCGCGGCGTTGTGAGTGAAGGCAGGCTTGTGGATGTGCTTATCCACGGCAGTGGCTGGGATGCGAAATGGGGCATACAGCTGCTGGCAGAGAACGGCAA